TATCCTCGCTCTACATTGGCGGTCAACTCATCAGCCACACCGTGACCACCGCCGAAACGGCTGGAGATATTGCCACCGGCTTGGCGGCGCTGGTGAACAGTTCCAGCAACCTGCCGNTGATTGCGTCGGCTGCCGCCGCGACGGTGACGTTTACGGCCAAGAATAAGGGTACAGGCGGCAACGACATCGATCTGCGCCTGAACTACCTGGGCACGGCCGGTGGAGAGTTCACCCCGGCCGGCCTGGACGCTGACCCTCACAGCGATGGGCGCCGGCGCAACCAACCCGGTGCTGGACGCGGTCCTGGCAAACCTGGGGGATGACGGCTTTTGATTTCATCGTCAGCCCCTACAGCGACACGGCGTCTCTCAATGCCCTGAAAAAACTGCTCAACGACAAGACCGGCCGCTGGAGCTATGCCAGCCAGATTTATGGCCATGTCTTCGCGGCCCAGCGTGGCACGCTCGCGACCCTGGCCACCGCCGGCAATGCGCGTAACAACCAGCATGAGTCGATCATGGGCGTCTACGACTCGCCGTCGCCGGCCTGGGTCTGGGCGGCGGACTTGGCGGGCACGGCGGCCGTGGCGCTACGCGCTGACCCTGGCCGACCGCTGCAAACCTTGGCCCTGAGCACCGTTTTGGCACCGCCACCTTCGTCGCGTTTTGACCTGGGGGAGCGCAACACCTTGCTGTGGGAATGGCATCTCCCACCTTCACCGTGGCCAGCGATGGCACCGTGGCGATTGAGAACCTGATCACCACCTACCAGGAGAACAGTTTCGGCGCCGCCGATGACAGCTATTTGCAGATCGAAACACTGTTCCTGCTGATGTACGTGCTACGCGCTCAGCGTTCGTTGGTGACCTCCAAGTACTCGCGGGTCAAGTTGGCCGCTGACGGCACTCGTTTTGCGCCAGGTTCGGCCATCGTCACCCCCAGCATCATCAAGGCCGACCTGATCGCCCAGTACGGCACCATGGAATATGCCGGCTTTGTCCAGGATTCGAAAACGTTCGCCCAGGAGCTGATTGTTGAGAAGAATGCGACCAACCCCAACCGCGTCGATGTGCTTTGGCCGGGAACCCTGATCAACCAGTTGCGCATCTTTGCGCTGCTCGCCCAATTTCGCCTGTAACCCAGGCTTATCGACAACGACCGCCTTGAGCGGTTTTTTTTCGCCTGGAGAAACACATGGCTAATTCCAATCCCAATCGCCTGGCCGGGACCTGTTACCTGACCGTCGACGGCGTGAGCTACATGCTGGCCGGTGAGTTCTCTTACAAGCCTTCAGGGGTGTCGCGCGAAACCCTGACAGGGCAGGACGGCATTCACGGCTACAGCGAATCGCCGAAGCAAGGCTACATCGCCGGCACGTTGCGCGATTCCTCACACCTGAGCATTGCCGACATTAACGCCATGAACAACGCCACGGTTGTCGCGCAGCTGGCCAACGGCAAAACCATCATCGGTCGCAACATGTGGACCACCGACCAACAAGAAGCCAAATCTTCCGACGCCACGATTGAAGTGAAGTGGGAAGGCCCATCTGTAACGGAGAACTGATCCATGTTTGAAGACGAAAAGACCATCACGCTGATCAAGCCCGTGACGATTGGTAAGGGCGAATCAGCGATCACCTACGACGAGCTGAAGCTGCGCGAACCTAACGCGGGCGAGCTGGAAAAGGCGGCGCGGGCCGACACCTCCATTGGTGTGGTGATCAATATGATCAGCCTGGTCGCCACCGTTCCACGAACGGTCGCCGAAAAACTCTGCCGGCGTGATCTGGCTGCCGCGAGTAACTTTCTCGAGGGTTTTACCACGCCTGGTCAGTCGGAGGAGGCTGGCCAGAGCTGATTGCTGAGCTCACCAAGTATTACGGCTGGGGGCCACGCGATGCGTGGTCGCTCACGTTGACGGAACTGGTCGAATGGAACAAGCAAGCCATTCGCATGGCGGGTAACCCAGATGGCTGACTTCAAGATAACGATCAGCGCGGTGGACAAGGCCTCCGCGAAGGTACGCCAGATCAATGACGCTGTGAGTCGTATGACCCGGCCCTTTGAAAATGTCGGCAAATCCTTCAAGAGCCTCGGCCGTGAGCTCGGCTTTGAGCGTATCGGGAAAAACCTCGGCAACATCGGCAGGGAGGCCACCAGCGCCGCACGCAGTGTCGGCACTATCGTGGCACCGATGGCGGCGATCACCGGGATTGGTTCGGTGGCGGGTGTTGCTGCGCTGGCCACCAACTGGGCCAAACTGGGGAGCGCGATCAGCAACAGCGCCCAGGGCATCGGCATCTCTGCTGGGCAGTTGCAGAGTTTTCAGGGCGCCGCCAAGCTGGCAGGCGTTGATGTGAATGCGGCGACCGCAAGTCTGGATGGCTTGGCCACCACCATGCAGGACGCCCGCTGGGGGCGCAATCAAGGCGCGCTGCTGATGTTCAACAAGCTCGGCATTGGCTTGAAGAAACCAAAACGGGCGCGTGGGATGTGGTCGGGCAGTACAAGGCGATCAGCAACGCCATTGCCAAAGAGGCGGATCCGCAAAAACAAAAGCTGATTGCCAGGGCGTTTGGTATGGAGACCATGCTGCCTTTTCTGCGCAAAGGCGCTGATGGGATGGAGCGCTATGAGGCAACGGTCAAGCGCCTGGGCTATGTGATGAGCGATGCGGCGGTACAGCGCGGCAACGACTTTTCACAAAGCCTAGCCGGCCTGAACATCGCCGTCGATGGCACCAAAAACGCCATCGGCGACAAGCTCATCCCCGTCATGAAACCGCTGATTGATCAGTTCAGCAATTGGCTTGCATTGAATCGCGACCTGATTGCCACCGACATTGGCGAATGGGCCAAAGGCTTTGCCACCTGGGTCAACAAGGTCGACTGGAACAAAGTCGGCGACGGCATCCTCAGTTTTGGTAAAGGCATTTCCGACATCGTTGACGACCTGGGCGGCTGGAAAAACGCGGCCCTGTTGGTGGTCGGTGTGATGAATGCGCAATTGATTGGCAGCGTGTTATCCCTCGGGGCCACGCTTGTTCGGGGTGGTGCTGGGGTGTATGCGTTCACCAAGCTATTGCTGGGTTGGGAAGCCGCCGCCACGGCTGCGGGTGCCGCCACGACCTTGGCGAGAACAGCGGGATCAGGCGTCGCGGCGGCTGGAGCGGATGTGGGCGTTGGGGCGGCAGGCGCCGGCGCAGCCGGGGCGGGCCTAGGGGCGTGGCTTGCCGCCGCCGGTGTGGGCATTGCTTCGATGGTTTACTCCCCGACACTGAATGATGGGGAAGACAAAGAAGTGGCGCGTATTCGCCGCGCTCAAGGTCTCCCCGAAACGTCGGCGTCTGACGTGTTGAACAAGGCCTGGAAGGGCAAGGGCGGTCTTAACGAAGGCGGCGTCAATGGCTCAATGGATTTCTTTCAGTCCAAGGGCTGGACCCGCGAGCAGGCGGCGGGCATCACCGCGAACCTCGGCCTGGAAAGCAATTTTGATCCGGCGGCCGTGGGTGATAGCAAGCGTGCTTACGGCATCGGTCAATGGCATGAGTACCGCCAGAATCAATTTGCCAAATGGGCAGGGCATCCGATTCAAGGTTCGAGCCGGGAGGAGCAGTTGGGGTTCGTTAACTACGAGCTGACCAAAGGTGGGCAGCAGGACGCCGGGGAACCTATTGCGCGGGCGGCCAAGGACCGCCCGAGACGCGGGGTGACATCGTTTTCACGCAAATACGAGAGGGCCAGCGGACGCCAATGGTGACGCGGCAAAGCGGGCAGCAGTGGCCGAGGTGCTTGCCAACCGCCAGCGCCTCTCATCCGCCCCGGCGGGCCCTTACTCGCAGGGCACGGCGCAGTCCGGTGGCACCGTGAAAGTTGAGATCGAGCACAAGAACGCCCCTGAAGGGACCAAGACCCGGATCAAGTCTGAGGGCAATGTCCAGGCGTCGAGCCGTATCGCCTATTCCGGCGTGGGAGCCATCGCATGAGCCTACTTTCCGACATCATCCAGATTGCCCAGGATTCGAACAAAAACCTGGGTGCAAATGCTTAACCAAGCCTCGTTTCGCGGCGTGCCGTTCGCGGTGTATGGCGGCGATGCGCGCTTTGGTCGACGCCTGGCGCTTCACGAATACCCGGGGCGGGACAAACCCTACATCGAGGACATGGGCCGCTCGACACGCCGTATTCGCATGAGTGGCTTTTTGGTGACCGACAGCCAGGTGTACGGCGGCGGTAACGTCCTTGCGCAACGTGATGCGCTGGTGGCGGCCGTTGAGGCGGCAGGGCCCGGGGCGTTAATGCACCCCACCCTGGGGGCGCTCCAGGTCAGCGTGCCCGCCGAGGGCCTGAGCGTGACCGAGCGCTGGGACATGGGGCGTTACTTTGAAATCAGCATCGTCTTCATTGAGTCCGGTGATCGGGTCTTTCCCTCCATCACCACCTCAAGCGGGTNCTTGCTGGACAAGCTCGCCGGCGCCCTGGGCCTGTCATCGGCGCTGGATTTTATGCGCAAGGTCATCGGCGGCATCACTTCCGTGGTCAACGCGGTCGAGGGTGTGATCAAGTTCGGCAAGGCCGTGGTCGGGATGGTGGTGGGGGTGGTGGCGGATTTTCAGGTGCTGGTGGGCAGTATCACCCACGATGTACGCAGCATCACCAGCTTGGCCAGCCTGATGACCGGTGACTTTGGGCGCTATGCCAACGGCAACGTCAGCAGCGCGCTCACAGCCAGCAAAAAGCCCCGGGACAGCAGCACCACCATGGCGGACTTGATCGCCCAAAACACGGCCCACCGCGCGACGGTCGATAAGGCCATGGACACCCTGACCACCGCCGCGGCGAACCTGGATGCCAGCAGCGGCCAGGCCTTCACCGATGCGGTGCAAGGCGTCATGGATGCGCTGGTGGCTGGCATTGCTGATCCTGGCAACGCTATTTCGTTGCTCGGGCCGCTGGCCAGCTACACACCGTCCACCTTTGGTGGTCCTGGTGCTATTGGTGCTGCTCGAGAAGTTGCGCAGGACGCCACCAGCGCTTTGTTGCGCCGCTCAGCTTTGGCATCCATCGGCCAGGTGGTGGCGACGTATGTGCCGGCTTCCTACGACGAAGCCATGGACACCATGGAGACGGTCACAGGGTTTATCGATGCCGAGTTGTTGGTAGCCGGTGATGCGGGCGATGACGGTAGCTACAACGCGATGATCGCCCTGCGCCAAGCCGTTGTCAGTGCACTCACGACAACCGGTGCGACCTTGCCCGCTCTGGAGGCGTTTAGCTTTCGGGGGCCGATGCCTGCATTGGTCATGGCCAACCGGCTGTACCAGGATGCAGGTCGCACAGATGAGCTGATTCAGCAGGCGGACCCGATTCACCCGGCGTTTATGCCGACGACGCTAAGTGCGTTGGCCAAATAGTGTCAAGAAGGCGCTGATGTAACTGCGCCTCAGGAAATCGGAACCCCAGACGTAATCAGCGTGCTGGGGTTTTTTGTTTCTGCCGCAAGGCAACCCTACACGCAGCCTAGGCCCGTACAGCCGAACGGCGGATGTTCGCTCATCCGTCCGCCCCGGCTGCGTTTCTATTTGAATGGTGAGCGAGGCGTACAGATGAACACAAACAACGTTATTCCGTTTCATTATGAAGGCCACGCCGTTCGCTTCAATAACGATGGCTGGATCAATGCCACCGAAATTGCCAAGCGCGAGAACAGACGGCTGGACAAATGGCTGGCCACTCAGGAAACCCTGGACTACATCGAGGCCCTGAGTCGACATCTAAATACCCCGAAAAGGGGGGATTTAATCGTGACCCAGCGGGGCAGAGCGGGCGGCACATGGTTGCATCCTAAATTGGCGGTGGCGTTTGCTCGATGGGTGTCCGCCGATTTCGCCGTATGGTGTGACCTGCATATCGACATGCTACTGCGCGGCGAGCTGAACGAGAAACAGCAGTTCGACAAGGCTTGCCAGACTCTTGAAGACGCCCGACAGATCGCCAGTCTCAGTGGAAAGGAACTCGCCAAGTACCGCTGGAAGAAGCCAGGGCTTGAGCATGAGGTCGACTACTGGCGTGATCAATTGCAGCTGACGTTGGGGTTGGACGCTGCATAGCAGGAGGTACCACCTTTCCCGCCTTAGCCCGATAAGGCTTTTTTACAACCCCGACTCATTGAGATTCTTCATGCAACCTGACGATCTGACCATCACGGCCGGCGGCTTTGATGTCACCGGCTGGACGGATATCCGCGTGACGCGGGGCATCGAGCGTTTGCCCAGCGATTTCAATATTGGCATGACCGAGCTGTATGCCGGTGAGTTTGATCAGCTGATCCTGCCTCCAGGCGCCGCGTGTCAGGTGCGCCTCGGCCAGGACCCCGTGGTCACCGGTTATATCGATCACTATGTCCCAAGCATCAGCGCAGGCAATCACTCGATACACGTCAACGGGCGCTCCAAGTGCTCCGATCTGATCGACTGTGCGGCGGAATGGCCAGGCGGGCAACTGAGCAGCCAAACCGTCCTGGGGGTGGCGCAAAAGCTTGCGGCTGTCTATGGCATATCCGTTGCGGCGGGCG